ACCTTATACCACAAAAGAAACTGGCTCATATATAGGGCACAAAACGAAGCGTGCAAAGTGGGTGATGGTGGGGTGGGATGAAAGGCTTTTGGTTTCAGAGGGTTAGGTGGGGTAGTGGGGTGTGGGCGAAATAAAACGAAACGTGAGAAAAGTTTACGTAGGTTTACGTGGGGTTTACGTGAGGGGACTGTTTTGTGGGTTTTGGCTTACGCGGGGTTTACATGGGGTTTGCATGGCGGCTACATCGGCATGGCGGACGTTCATCGGCGGCAAGGGTAGGGCAGGGGACGCGGCTTTACGCCGTTTTTTTGTGGGCGGTTTGATGTTTTATGTATCTAAAATATTCCATATAGATATTATTTGGTATATTTGCACCAATTAATTAAGGAGATATGGCAAAAGTTATTCATGTTCATCTGACCCGGCCCATCGAGGGCACGAGGCGCAAAGACTGGTATTTCAGCAGCATCAAGGCCGTTTTTAGTGTTTTTACGGCTGAGCATGTGGGTGCAACCTACAACTACCTGCGCCATGCAGGGCTGTCGGGCAATGGTACAATCGTCACTAAACGCGCTATAATCAAGCAATCTACGCTCATATCGGGTGGCAGTGGCACAGACTATAAGGATGGCATTTAAACGGCCTTAGAAGGTGTTTCTGACGCTTTTGTAGGGGTGTTGTCGGCATGGTGTCGTCAATGCCCCTGCATTATATTCAAAAATGCCGATTTTAGGGGCTGGGTATTCAGGTGGATATTCAAAGTGGATGTTCAAACTGGATATTCACTTTCGTAAAAGTGGATATTCAAAATCGGGGATTTTGAATGCAAATAACTGCGATGAGATAGCCGCCCAAAAAGGGGCATCAGTTTTAAAAAAGGGCGTTTGAGTGTGAAGCAAAATACCCCCTCTTTTTCGGCGGCGAGGGTTGAAACGCCCCGAAATCAAGGGTTTCGAGATTGGAGGTTGCGCAAAAGGGGAGGGGAGGCTATGATTCGGGGAGCCGAGGGGGTGACAGAGGGAGCGGCCGAGGGGTCAGTTTGGATATATCCGGAAGGGTATGCCATCAATAATCACGATGGAGGGCTCTATCTGTCTTGCAAGACGGGCGGGGAGGGGGTCTCCACCTTTGGAATGTTTGTTGTGGAAAAGACCTGGTTGTCCCTATGTTCTTTTTCAAGCTGCTCTATATAAGCCTTTAATCGTCCTATTTCTTCGGCTTGTTCACGTATTGTCGTAATCAGCTCGGTTAGTGCTGAAGTTGGTATAGAATCCCTTTTTGAGGTACAATCAATTTTAGAACTTTCTATGTGGGGGGCGGATGAAGGCTCTATTTTTGCGATAATTTTCGCACTACTCGGTATGTCGGTGCTATTAGTATGGGAATCGCGTAACATCTGCCCCTCCCCAGTTAGAAGCCATATCGGTGAATACGAGGGAAATTTTTCGCAGATGAGTTCTAACCATTTGGACTGTATGTCTGTGCCTTTGGCTATTGCCTTGGATATTACCCCTCTACTGGCTCCAATAGCACGCTCAATAGCACCGATAGTAATACCTTCGGAGTCGGCAATAATCTTTATACGAGATAAAATTTTACACATTGTGCGAAAATTTTTGAATAGAAATTTTGTTGTGCGAAAATTATCGCTTATCTTTGCAGCGTGTTCCAAATGGAACGAGCGGCCAAAGATACAAAATTTGGCGTGGATAGACAAATTTTAACGGTTAAGCAAACTTAAGCAAAAATGAGTGAGACAAAGAAAATGACGAAGGAGGAACTTCTTGAGATATTCAAAAGCGAGTATAAAACCGTCCTCCGCAAATATGAGCGCAAGGTTGAGAAGTATGCCCTCAAGATGAACGAGGACTACGAACACTTCTTCCGCTGGCACGGCGATGACATGTATAAGGCGCAGGTCAACCTCAAGGCAGTCCGGGAACTTCGCCCGATGACCTCATGGGAAGACCTTGACAAGATAAGGACCTGGCTGAATCATCAGATAAAGAGCATCGAGACCACCCTCATCGAAGGCAGTCAGTACCCGACAGGCACAAACATAATGCACAATGTTGCGGACACCCTTCACAGGGTATCCCTTCAGGAACTCAGGGAAGACATTCAGCGACTGCTGATGGTAGTCACCTATAACGGATAAGGCGATGGACAAAGTGACTTATAGAATCAGCATAAACGACTTTCATACGGACCCGGATAAATGCCGGACACTGGAGTTGGACGTGGACTATCCGACCAAAGAGGAGGCAGCCGCCGCAGGCTGGGCGATAGTTGAAGCCTTCGCCCTGATACACGGACTCGGATATGAGAACCAGGGCGACCGGTTCATGGCCTTCTACCAAGGGGGCGAGAACGACGGACTGGGAGCATTGACCATCGAGGTCTATGACTCCAACGGTCAGCCGGCAGAGCTATAAGGGTGAGACCCAAGAGAGGGCCATCCTCCGGCAAGAGAGCCGGTAAAAGCCGCAAGGCACTACATTTGAACCGCCGCCGGAATTGCAAGCCCGGCGGCATTTCGGGAGGATAGTTCAGTTGGCAGAACACCCGGCGGTATCCAATCCGGCCGGTTCGTCCTCGGTTCGAGTCCGAGTCCTCCCACTAAAAAATCAGACGATGAAGCAACGAGCCGAAATAATGACAGAAAATGCCGTCAGGGTCCTGTTACAGACCCTGACCCGGAATTTCAATGACACCGGGATAGTCCTCGACCAGTACGAAGCGACCCATGACGACCGAGAGTGTGACCTGTCGAGGACATACTCTGCATTGGTCGCCGGCCATTTCGCCCTCAAGGAAGCCATCGACAAAATCAACAACCAACTAAATAGAAAGTGAGACTATGACAAAGGAATTTCACAGTCAGGAGAAAGAAGCCAAGTATTACAACGGTCTCAGCAAAAAGGGGAATCGTATCCCTCAAACGGAAACTTCTTCAGCGGCGAACCAAGCAGCAGAGGTGCGAGGGCGTCTGCAATCACTGAATGAAAGCTACGGTAAGAGCCGGAGTCAACAATCCCCGCTATGCCGTCAATATCTAACTGGAATTGCACAGTTATCGCAGATATTTGCAATGCTGCAAAACGAAGAAGAATCGCGTCAGGACGGCCGACCCACTTCTTTGCCTCACGCCTCGACGGAGGTAGAGCGATATATTTCAGAATGTCTGAAAGGTTTGTTGTCAGGAAGTCTTGGTACCAGTCAAATCCCTTCTCTTTTAAGAACGTATGGAGTTGTGACACCTCTTCCTGACGGAAAGAGCAGCGTATCTCCGTTTCAGATACATCTGATCTTACAAGATAGTTTTCAAGGCTCATGGCTTTGCGGTCTTTTTGATATGATGTTTGGATGCCGACCGGACGTGGAATCCAAGTCGGTGATTTACTAACAATCTACAAAGATAACGAATAAAATCCAATAAGTGAGAAAAATGAACAAGTACATTTCAGTCAGCAAGGAGGGCATCAGGGCCCTGCAGCGCACCTTCAAGGTCAAAGGGAAGGAAATCTGCGAGCGTTGCGTCAAGAACGCCCTTGCCTACCGCACGGACAACGAGCTTGCCAGGAATATACGATTCGCGGCGGTCAGGCACCACATGGGCTGCACCTATTACGTCATTCCGGAGGGGGAGTTCTTTTTCGATTCCGACAGCTGCTGGCACGCGGTCTATCCCAACCGGGCCGAAATCTACCTTGACAAGCAGACGGGCGAAGGCACTGTCTATGACCCCAGGGGTAATGTAGTGGCAAGATACGACCACGTCACGCTGTCACAGATCAACGAGTTGAAGAGCATGGCAGAATCACTCTGACAAACGAGATCATGGAATACTACGACGGAAGATTATGCGTATCGATGCGAGAGCTCATTGACAACAACATTGTCACTGAGTCGAACTATCGCAACTGGACAAATCGAGGCCGTGTCGAGGTCGCCCGTCGTGGAGGAGGTTCCGCCGACAATTATGCCCTTGTGGTGGTTGAGTCGCTGCCGACACGGTACAAGGACGCCGTCCATGAGAAGCTCGGCAGCGGGGACGAGATACTCGCCGCCGGGTGGTTCCGTGAGAACTACGAGCGCGACCAGAAGGCCGTGGTATGGTTTAACGACCGGGAGAAATGCCTTGTCGACTTCAAGGACGAAAAGAAGCGGCGGCAGTGGGTCGAGGAGTGCGTTGTGAACGCGAGCGTCCTGAACTGCTGCATCCGTCTCCACAGCCGGGCGAGCGATTTCCAGAGGGTCCTGGGCAACACCTACCAGTGGGAGAAGATGGCCAAAGCCGTCGAGAGCCTGCGCGAGCAGTTCGGGCACACTCTGCCGACCTCGATGTTCCGCTTCCGCAAGAAGGTGGCCGAATACCGGCGGGACGGCTACGCCGCCCTGATCAGCGGCAAGTTCGGCAACCAGTCTGCTCGGATAATGACCGCGAGGGAGGAGCGCGTGATAGTGAGCATAGCCTGTCTCGAGAACCAGCCCTACAACACCACGGTCAGGGAGATGTACATCATGTTCCTCACGGGCGAGCTGGAGGTGTGGGACTACGACACCGGCGAGCTCTACGACCCCGAGACCTTCGCAAAGAAGGGGGAGGAGCCTTGGATACCGAGCGACGCGACCATAGCGAACTACCTCAACCGGCGCAAGAACAAGATCATCATCGAGAGGCACCACCGCAGCGGCAGCGACTTCTACCACGAGCAGATGCCGCACATGCACCGCCACAACGGGAACTTCTCGCTGTCGCAGATAACGATGGACGACGTCGACCTCAAGCGCCGCATGAAGGGGAACAAGAGGGTCCACGCCTACTACGCCTACGACGTGGTGAGCCAGTGCAGGATAGGCGCGGCCTACGGGCGCGAGAAGGACGACGCCCTCGTCGTCGAATGCTTCCGCGACATGTTCCGGCTCATAACGAGGCACGGCTGGGGTATGCCCGCCGGCATCGAGGTGGAGAACCACCTGATGGGCAAGTACCGCGACGGCTTCCTGAAAGCCGGGGAGATGTTCGACTGCGTCCACTTCTGCGCCCCGCTTAACTCGCAGGAAAAATACGCGGAGCCGCTCAACGGCGCCTTCCAGCGCTCGATAGCCCACAAGAACCACACGGGGCAGGGCCGCTTCTACGGCAAGGGGAAGAACCGCATCGACCGACAGAAGGTCAGCGACGAGAGCAATGACACATACCGCGACAGACATTACTACACCTTCGAGGAGCTTGTCGCCGACGACCGCGCCGACATAGCGGAATGGAACAACACCCTCCATCCCGACCAGAAGAGGTTCAAGGGAATGACCCGGTGGGACGTGCTCGTGTCGAGGATAAACCCGACCTTGCGTCCTCTCGACAGGGCCTCGCTGAGCCGCTATATCGGCGAGAGTGTGCCGACGAGCGTCAGGCGCAACTCGACAGTCAGGGTGTGCGGCGAGGACTGGAGGCTGAGCCATCCGAGCGTGCTCGAGCGCCTCGCTCCCAACGACCTCAAGGTCACGGCATACTACCTGCCCGACGAGGAGGGGAAGCCGACGGACGTCTACATCTACCAGGGCGCGTACTTCATCGACAAGGTGAGCCGGATAGAGACCTACAACCGCGTCTATGCCGAGCAGACAGACGAGGACCGCGCCAGATACACCGAGCAGTGCAAGATGGTGTCGGAGTACAAGAAGTATGTCGAGGACAACGACGTGCCCAAAATCGGGATAGCAAAAAAGATGCGCGCTCCGGTGCCGGAAATCCCGGCGGAGGCCGTGGTAATACCTTCGGCGGCAGCCGACACCGCGGACGGAGTGTTCGCCGGGATAGATTGGGCGGCCGCCGGATTCAGAGACCAGTAGAACAACGTTAAAACGAAATTCAAAAAGCATTAGAATATGATTACAACAGAAATCAGACAGAAAATCACCGCCGCGATCACGGTGGCCCGGCGGAACTACCCGAGCGACTCCAAGCACGCCGCCTCGCTGGGCATCACCACCTCGGCCTACAGCGCCGTCAAGAACGGCCAGACCGACCGGGTGCTGAGCGACGCCAACTGGATAAGCATCGCCCGCAAGCTCGGCGTGAGCCTCCGCGACGAGATAGAGTGGAAGGCCGCCAAGACCCCGGTGTTCCAGTACGTCACCGCGCAATTGGAGTTCTGCCAGCAGTCCGGTGTCAGCGGCATACTCTGCGACGAGCCGAACATAGGGAAGACCTTCACCGCCCGGCTCTACGTGCAGAGCCACCGCAACGCCGTCTATATCGACTGCTCGCAGGTCAAGACCAAGCTGAAGCTCATTCGTAAGATTGCAGCCGAATTTGGTGTCGACAGCAAAGGTCGGTACAGTGATGTCTACGGCGACCTTGTGTTTTACCTGCGCTCTATCGAGCAACCTCTTATAATACTCGATGAGGCCGGCGACCTTCAGTACGAAGCCTTCCTTGAGTTGAAAGCCCTATGGAACGCGACCGAGCGCTGCTGTGCGTGGTATATGATGGGTGCTGACGGGCTCAAGGAGAAGATCAACCGCTCGATAGAGTGCAGGAAGGTCGGCTATACCGAGATGCTGAGCCGCTACGGCGACCGCTTCAGCAAGGTCACGCCTGACAATGGCGAAGACCGCCGTGCCTTCCTGTTCGAACAAGCCCGGATCGTGGCGAAGGTCAACGCCCCCGATGGCGCCGACATAGCGCAGATAGTGCGCAAGACCGGAGGCGGGCTGCGTCGCGTATATACCGAAATCGAAAAACTTAAAAGACAGTGACTATGCCGAAGAGAGCGTTCAGCCCCAGAGAGGTGCTTGCCAAGACCTACAGGACCCTGCCGTGGGACGGCGAGTGGGCCGAGGCCTTCGGGCTGCCCACCGTCAACGAGACATGGCTCATCCACGGGCAGTCAGGCTCCGGCAAGAGCAGCTTCGTGATGCAGCTCGCGCGGAAGCTCACCGAGTACGGCACCGTCCTGTTCATGAGCTACGAGGAAGGAGTGGGGCAGTCCTTCCAGAAACGCATCGCCAGGTTCAAGATGAACGAGGTGCAGGGGCGGTTCCGCATCGCCACCTCCGACACCATTGAGGAACTGACGGCGCGGCTCAGATGCAAGAAAAGCCCGAGGTTCGTCATCATCGACAGCTTCCAGGCCGCGGGGTGGGAGTACCCCGAGACCGAGTCCCTGATAAAGAGCTTCCCCCGGAAATGCTTCATCTTCATCAGCCAGGAGCACAAGGGGCAGCCGATGGGCAAGGCCGCCGTCAGACTTAAGTTCTTCGCGGGGGTGAAGGTCAGGGTCAGCGGCTATAAGGCCTACTGCCAGGGCCGCTTTATCCCGGCACCGGGTGTATATTACCCGGTATGGACGGAAGGAATATTGAAAACGACCAACAATCCCGGATAACTATGAGTAAGAAACGAACAATGATAATCATCGAGCCGGACAGCCGGATACACAAGGAGGCGTTTATGACCGCCCCGATGACATGTCCTTATTGCAACGGCAGGGGAGGATTTGGTATAGACACTTCCGAAGGACCGGATTTTCAGCCATGCCCGGACTGTGCCAGCACCGGCGAGGTGGCTGCAATGGTGACGATAGACTGGAAACCGAATATAAAATAAACGATTATGAGTGAGACAAAATTTACCTGCTGCATCTGCGGCAAAGAGGTCGCGGAATACGGCAACGATCCGTGGCCAATCAAAGAGGACGGTCGGTGCTGCAATTACTGCAACTGGACGGTAGTCCTCAAGGAGAGAAACCGATTAAGTGAACTAAACAGAAAAAAGAACAATGGCTAAAGACAAAGATAAAGTCCAACTTCAGGTTCTTGATGAGTTATGCGGCAAGACAAGAACTTCGCTCAATGCTGCACTTCATTACCTTGAAGTAGTGGCTGTAACCGAGACAACAAGGGATACAGCGATGGTAAAAACCAAAATTGATGAAGCTCTTATGTGGCTTGAAAGATACCATACTGGTGTCATGATCGATTTAGCTAATAAAACATGCGTATAATATGAAACAGGAAGTAACAAACTTCGCCCGGTTCTATGCGGCAATCAAGGCTCTTGATTTTTACACCGACCGCGATGATATGAAAAAGAATCTGGTACACCAGTACACCGGAGGGCGCACCGACAGCCTCCGCGAGATGACGCGGGAAGAGTACGACCGCTGCTGCGAGGATATCAAGCGCAAGGTCTGCGGGCAGGACGAGCTCCGCAGGGAGCGCAGCAAGACTCTCAAACTCATGCAGCAGATGGGAGTTGATACAACCGACTGGGGGCGCGTCAATCTGCTGTGCCGTGATGCCCGGATAATCGGCAAGGATTTCTACTATATCACCGCCGAGGAACACCGGGAACTGCGACGGAAGCTCAAGAGTATCGAGCGCAAAGGCGGCATACGCCGGCAGCCGGTGGAAATGCCGGAGCCGCCAAAGACTCAGCAATCCCGGCAGCAAGTAATAATAATTCCCATGAGCATGGGTCAAGCATAATAAAAACATGAAAAAGCGCCATTGGAAAATCAAACTCAAGGAACGCACCACCGGGCAGATCCTCACCCCCGAAGACATCGGCTACAAAGACCGCGAAAAGGTGATAGAGTTCTTCGGACTCGAGAACCAGGATGTCGAATGGTACGAGATAGAGGAAGTGCCCTGCAAAGAAAACGAATAACAACCCTTAAAAACAAGAGATATGACAGAAAAAGTGGAAATGACAGCCGAAGAGCGTCAGGAATTCGAGGCTTTCAAGGCCGAGAAAGAGAAGAAGCGCCGCGAGCAGGAGCGCAAGGAGCAGCGCAAACAGTACGCCGACATGGTCGACGAGGAAGTCGCCGCCACCATTCCGCAGCTCCGCGAGCTGAGCGAGCGGATCAAGCAGGTCAAGGAGGCCATATTCGGCAACTTC